CTATACTCTTATTCACTACGAACACGCCACGTTCGTCTGCTCTACGAGCTGTGAATCCCACTAAGTGGGGCAGGCTAGTCATGCCTAATTATGGAGTATACTGCGTTCGCTTCCCCCGCGATCACTCTTATCCTCACAGATAAGAGGCTGTCAGCGGAGACACTGTCGGTATTTAACAACGTTCGTTGGAAAGCATACAATTAAGCAACACGTTGCCCTACGCCCTGAATAGCGTCGAGTTTCATGTCGTGCTCTCCATCCGAGGTGGCATAACTGTCCCATGAGAACAGCCCTGTGATGGGTTCCCGTATGTCTTCCGAGACACAAGCTGTGACTCCAGCAAGCTGGACGTTTGCACTCACGTGTCCCGCCACCGTAGTGGCTTAGAAGTATAGTAAACACTTGTCTACAGCCTCCCGCCCAAGGCGGAAGCCTACAGTATAGTTCGTGGCCTAGAAAGGGGACTTCTCTGTTAATAGTCGCTCTGCTACTGTTCGATTCGCAGTCTAGGTTATGTATGGCTAGGAGAGTATAGACCTCTCCAGGGTGTGCACTGCTAGGGTGCACACTCCGGAAGGGTATAGAATCCCTTAGAGCCTAGTGATCCCGGCCTAGCTCATGCTAGGGAGAACCACGCTGGATATGTAAACGCAGTAAGGCCCCGCCCACCTGCTAGGGTGAGCGGGGATCTGCGGGGTTGGGGTGGGGATTACTGGGCGTCTACCGCATCTGCGAGAAGCTTCGCGCCGTGGTAACGATCACTAGTCGCTTGGCGAGTATTCGCGGATTTTTCGAGCTGGCGCATCGCCTTGCGATATTCGTTTTGCGCATCATCCGCGGCCTCAATCGCGCCCCATTTCAAGTCGCGCCCGTCGATGGCGTATCGCTTTTTGCTGGTTTGGTTCAGCTCACCGTTTGCCTTCACAAAGTCCAAGCAGAGTTTTTTGTCGTGCTGGAAACTTTCCTCGCTCACATATCCGGCCATTTGCTTGGCGAGGGAGTGATGCTTGCGGGCAGTCAAGGGTGCGACTGTGGGAAGCGCAGGTGTGATGTCTAGTGGTTTACTCATAATATCGTTTTTCTAATCAAGGGTTGGTTTATTGGTTTGTTACCCTTCACTATACTGTTTAGCCCACCACCACGGGTAGTCCCCCACGCCCCGCCCGCGCGCGCGGATAGGGTAATCACTGTCTGTAAAATTTTCTCGGATTTACCATGTGTACGTATTAAATAGGTAAAAACCTCTGCTACAAAGAAGGCTCCTCTAAAGAGCTAAATCACGCCCCGTAGGGCCCACCAGGAACTACATAAGGGGCAAGGTGGTGGGGATGGTGGAGATGTGGTGTGGATGTATTTAATACATCTACACCACGACTAAATTTTTCACGTTCAAGGAGTTATACGCGGTGGTGGTGATGGTGGAGATGTTTTTACCTAAAAGTATAGAGAGTAAGAGTGAGCCCCTATGACCACCCCGAAGATCAACATCACGGCCGTTTTCCGTCCCCAGAGGTTTTGCTCGAAAACATCCCCACCATCTCCACCACCCGGGGTTAACTACCTTGTTAGCAACAAGTTAAGGTGGTGGAGATGCTAAATTGTATCTCCACCCATCCCCACCACGCGTAACCTGTCCCAGAAGTAGCTTGTTCGGAGCAGTAATAAGGTGCCCCAGAAATAGAGCCAAAGGCTCCCCACAACAAAACTCAACGTCATGCAGGACGCGGCCCACAGAAAAGGGCCTGTAGTTAACTTAAACGCCACGAATCACCTTTGTTCGGGCCTTCAAACTCGGCGTAGACGTATTTGATTGCAGTCTCCAGTTCCGGGAAACATGCTACCGGGGTCCTGCGCCAGAAAAGAATGACCCCACCCTTTGTATCTGAGTAGATACGGGCCCGGCTGAACGCGTATATAAGTTTAGGGGCTTCTGATCCCGGCATTTACTAATGTACCCTACAAAGGTGCGCCCCTCCACACCTAAGCAAACTAACCTACGTAGTCCCCTCCTGCTGAACTAACTACTGATAGATTTTGTTTTATGACCTCGGCACTTATCTTGTCTGCCAGACTTTCAACGATAATTGACCTAATCATCTCCTTCATATCTTGGGGACTAGCCATTTCCGACATATCTACCTTTCCGTGCGCACGCCTAGTGTCTCCATTCAACACATAAGTCACTTTGACTATGTATAACCACTTTTCAGTGTCCGAGTAAATGTCAGCGCGGACTTTTAACTCGTTTTCCAACTCAAAGGACCCAACATGGATCCTCCTAGCTTCGTTTTCTAATTCTCTAAGGCTTTTGGCACGGGCGTAGGCGCTAGCGGCTTTCTGACCCTCTTTCATTGCTTCATATATATTACTCATTATATGCTTATTTTATACGTTACTGCGCCTCGCACAAGTCTTTTTATTACCTGCGCTGGGTAATGGGACGCCATTTTTGACATCGTTCTCCCAAAAACGATTTTGTTCAAACTGCGGGTAAAGACCCTCAGCTCGTCAAATGTTTCCATATTCCCCATCAACTCACTTACATTCCCCTCCCAAGGCTCCTCACTGGCCCTTAACTTCCACCAAAACTGAAGCATCTCCCAATCCCTCTGTTCCGCGGACAAATCCTTGGCCATAGATATAATGTCTGGGTGATGGTAAGTGTTTATACCAAACCTACCTGAAGCGCCATCTGTAACAGGTGCCGGGGGCTTGTATTCAGACTCCAACCACTTCAAAGCGTGTGGAAGCTCCTTGTCTATGGTTTCCTCGATCTGACGATGTGTTTTACCCCTAAACCAAGGCTTGTAGTTGCTGGACATCTTCAAAATCATCAATTTATCCAATATTGTCCCGTCTAAGTTTGGTAAAACCGCTAATGAGTCCGCATCAGTGTTCGTGGTGACAACAACCCGCCCCCGACGCTCAATATCCACAGGTTCTCTATACATTGCTCGCACAGTCATCTTAGGTGACGCTGTAAGTTTCTTAACCATCTCACTAAATCGACGATGTTCTGCCATAGATGCTGCCGAAGCGTTATCATCCACGTACCAAACGGCCGATTCTGCCAGTTCCCTGTTAAAGTTCTCCTTACCCATCAAAAATGGACCCGCATCGGCCCCACCACTGAATACTTTGGGTAAGATATGTGTTGAAAACAGGGATTTACCAAAATCAGCGTCTCCTGCGATGATTAGTGAGTGCCCAGCCCTTACATCGCCCTCCAAGGCAGATAAATAGAACCTCTGCAACCAAGAAATGAGGTAATGAACCGATTTTGGGTCGTCCATCCACTCGTTCCACCATTCATACAGTGTCGGCCACTTATCTGGGTCAGGATCTTCTGCCGGAGCCAACACACGCACGTGTGCATGGGTATTTATGTATCTCTTGGAGCTTACATTGACTGTCTCGTTAAAATTGAACAAGAAGGGGGCCGCGCCATGGATTCGGCGCTCATCCTGCACGTATATGAGCACCTCATCAATTTCTGACGCGGGATCCCCCTTCTTGCGAGGCTTGTTGGAGAAACCAGCCAAGCGAAGCCTCGTTACGAAGTCCTCTTTTAGAACAGGACTCCAAACTTTTCTACCATCTTTAACCCAATACTTTTGACCGTCGAACCATGTGTCCTCGACCGCGTCAGCTAACTTCTTCTCTCTGTATTGGTCGACAAACTCTTGGCCCAGGATCTCACCCCACGGAATAAAGCATTTACCTGCTCTGGTAGAGTAACTCCACACACCACCTTGTTGTACAACACACCCATCCCGGTCCACGCCATCATCTATCCAAAACAGAGGACCTCGACACCCAAGATCAAAGTCTCCCTTCCACCTTCCCGGAAACAACTCTGAAACCTTGTCAGCGACAACATCTATTGGTATGGTGACTTTTCCTTTCGGACCCGATGTCTTTTTCGCACACTCAAAGAATAAGTTTTCCAGCTTGGGAGAATCCAGTGGATCAGAAACCTTTGTCCAAGCAGAACCTAGCTCCCAATTCATGGCTGGGTTGCGTGACGCATTGTCAAGCCCCGGCACCAGAGTCTTGGCCTTCGTTCCAGCCATCAAGGCATCATAAATCTTACCCAACAGTACCTCATTATCAGCAGGCAAAGATTTCTCAAATTCCCACACCGCACGGAGCTTTCCTGAATAAGTTCTCGAAATCCAAGTCGGGGCCCACCCTCCCGGAGACTTCTTCTGTATCTTCTTCACCATCGCGTCCATATCCGACGCATCCATATCCCCATCGTAGTCTGCAACGAACCCGTGCATACGAAACGGAGGGTTGGAAGAACCCACCCGGTCGTGGGGATTAACTCCCTCTATGGTGGAGTAAAACTTGTGTTGAGTAGAGGGATCCACGCACCACTTACGGAAGTCTTCTTTAGTGGCAAATTTTGGTATCTTTCCTTTTAGTTTTGAGGGGTGTTTTATAGACAGCTTAACTGTCTTAGATGTCAGGTTGTGCAGTAGGTAGTAGTTCATCTTTTTCTATTTCGCATATTTTTCCATTTGTTCTACGTCGGCTCCGAGGGGCAGTGAACTGCACCACTCTGGAGGGGTCGACATAATCCGGTGTATATCTTCAGACGCTTCTTTCACGTCACTCAAGTCAGTTTCAATCACGACTTCATCGTGAACCCTCAGGATGACCTTATGTCCCGCTTTCCTCAGGGCTAGAACCCTGTCCATGAAGACGTCTCTCGCAAATGCCTGAGTGGCATTCTCAATCAACGTCCCCTTCCAAAATCTCAATCTTTGCATTCTTCCACCACGCGGTATTTCAGCCGACAGTCCGTTCTCAAGAGCCACGTTCCTGTAACTCAACTCTCTCCCAGAAGGAAGCTCTACTTTATAGTCCTCCCCAGTCGAATGTCGCATGTCACGTTCCAAAGCTGCCCACAAACGGACAAGCTTAGGCATTCTAGACCTAAAGGTGCGAACCATTGAAGAAGCCTGCTCCATCTCCACTCCAGTTATGAGAGAAAACTTGTTTGCAGACATAGCAAACTGACATCCAAGGCTCATTTGTTTCATTGTATGCCTTAGTGTTGGGTTTTGGGTTTTGAGTGCCCCATTACCCTCGTAAAGTTTGAATGCGCGTGCTTGCGCTTCGTACCAATCCATGCCTTGGCGTGCGAGGTCTAACATATCCGACTCTCCCGCCAACCAAGCGGCACATCGGGCTTCAATCTGAGCAAGGTCCGACACCAGAAGAGTCTTACCTTGTCCAGCCCTTATACAGGAGCGCAGATCAGCCCCATACATACCACCGCGAGGCATGTTCTGCACATTGAAGCCCGAATCACCACTGTCTCTACCAGTATGGGCACCAAAATATTTCAATCCGTAAGACAGGCGGTCGTTTTCCACGCGGTCTAACATTGTGGAGAACTTCTTTAGTAGAGAGTTAGCTCCACGAAGTGTGTGAGTAGCTTTAAGCACCTCACCCTCCTCGGGGTTTTCCTCCATCCACGCTATAACTTCGGGGTCATCCTTAGCCATGGATGTCGGGGGCTCCTTCCCTTGGGAACGGCAATAAGCGGACCATTCCTTCGGAGAAAGAGCCCCCGCTTGCTCCTCCGTCCACGGTAAAACTTCAATAGCGTCGAATATCTTTTGAGAGAGGGTGTTTACGGCTTTTTCCATAGCCTCCTTGTCAACCGGTACGCCTTCCCAACACATTCTTGTCGTCTCCTGAGAGAGTTCTCTCTCCCAAGCAGGCCATTTATCACTTTCCTTCTCCCAGAGGCAGGCACACCCCTTCGCATCAAACAAAGCGTATTTGGCGAGGTCTAACTTCTCTTCGTGGTCCAGTTCGTCAAACTGCCGACCTTTCATGTTGTCCCGAATCTCCTTGGACATCACAACCCCGAGCGAATGCTTCAGGGACTCCTTGAGTGAGCGCGGGTACCCGCAATACGCCGACATGTCAGCTGTACAATGCCACTCAGCAAAATTTGTCTGTGGGATAATCCCCGCCTTGATTAAATGTTCGTGTACTGGCTGATCAAAGCTTCGGTTGTGGGAGAGGGCTACGTGCCCTTCCAGTTTCTCCCATGGTGCATCCTTCGGGTGACCAACCCACGCAAAGTTATCTGCGCTGTATATAGACACCATGTAGGCATCAAATAGGTCGTGTTTGAGGTAGTTATTTAGTCCATGGGTTATCGAACAGTCTTTGTCGTAATAAGTCTCGTAATCAATTCCAGTAAACATCGTGCAGTTTCTATTCTACCAGTTTCGTGCAGTTGGCAGGTTATTTTATGTTCATTACTTGCATAGAGTGCCAGATGTTCAATGTAGGAGGAAAACAACTACCAGCATGAAACCCCCCGGCCCGGAGATCTCCTCCGGTTCCTATTTCTGGCACTCTTGCAAAGGGAGTGCGGGGTTATGAGCATCCCCACACTCCCAAACGCAAGAAGAGACTACTTAACGCTCTCGACGAACTTAAGCTCATCTTCGCCCAGACGTCCAGCCCTCTTAAGGGACGGAGTGAACCAAGAAACGTCACCCTCTGTGCGAATTTTAGAGGTCAAGTAGAATGCGGTAGTCCACACGCCCATACCTTTGGCAAATGCCGCGTATGTGGCGATCTCCTTACCTGTGGGGGCATATGCAGACTTCGATGCCGTGTATATAGCCATGGCGTAGTGCTTATCCCCGTTTTGGTAAGGGAACAACTCCAACTCATTTTCCTCAAGACCCTCAGGAGCCTCAATGAGCATAGTTATATGAGCCAGCGGTCTATACTGGTTGGGAGAACCCCACTCCAGAGAACCACCCTCAGCGTATACCTCCTGTTCGGTATTAAACGTCTTGGGAAGTTCTTCAGAACCGTAGTCCACCACCTGTTGGTACTGCTTGACCATGGAGGTCACGATTACCCTCAGGGGAGTGTCCTTCTTTACCAAGGTGACCTCCTTATTCAGAACAATCGCGCCCGGAGTAAATCCTTCGTCGACCAGTGCTGAAGTTTTAGCCACCAAGTTGATACGAGGCAGATTAATGTCTGATTGATCGAAATCACCAGCCAAACCTGCGTCGTTAAGCTGCTTGTCAGTGATCGCAAGCTCAGCCCTTTCCGGGGCCTGCTCAATGATCGCTCCAGCAGAGCTGTCCTCCACAACTTCGACTTCTTCAGCCTTAGTTGCAGTGACTTTTTTTGTCGGGCTCTTTTTACCCTTTTCGTCCATTTCTGCGAATGATGTTTTAGCCATTATTTTATATGTTCTATTTTGTTTGTTATTTATTTATTTTGTTTATCCACCAGAGGTGAAATTATTTAACCTCAGAGAGGTATTGTGAGTCTTTTCCGGTTTCTATGACTCCAAGCTTGTAAAGCTCTGCCATCACTTCCGCTACCCGTTCCTTTTTCTGGCCGCGGGGGGTCATATCAGACACCAGTTTCTCCATTTTGCCAACCGGAAACTTATCAATCCCATCTAAAAAGTCCTCTACCTGCACATCATCCTTTATGACCCCATATGCGGCCAGTGCAGACGTTATAGAGCGCCTTCCCTTGCGTTCCTTGATCTCATAGCCGGGGATCTCTTCTCCGTCCTCTATGGCCATTTTACGGGCCGCGTACTCTACTCCAGCAGCCCACTTCTTGATTATGGGAACCACTTTAAGCATTTCGGCCATTTTCTCTGGATCAATGCAGTCACTGCCGTGGATCTCTTCGGGAAGGGTTAGGAAGGACTCCTCGTCTGGAACATACTTTTTAGCTGTTTCTACAGCCAGCTGCGCTAATGAGGGGCATTTACCCGCGTTTCCGCAGTAGTTACAAACTTTGGTTTGAGGGATCAATATAGACACATCAGCATCTTCAAAACATGCGCGCACCTTTTTGGCCCTTTTGATGATCCCAGACAGGTCTTCAACCATTTCATCTACGTCTCCCCGCTTGAATGTGTGAAAGAGTATCTCGTCTCTACGACACGCTATGAAGTAGAAGTGGATTGTTTCTAGCTCAGGAAAACGCTGAAAGGCTCCTGTGGCATATGCCTTGGCTTGCCAGTTCTCTTGAGGCTCGTCAATGGCACCCTGCCCTGTCTTGTAGTCTATCTGGACGCCAGTGTCCCCTACTACGGTTAGGCGGTCGCAGGTTCCGAAGGTTTTCTCCCCTAGGAGGTTCATAGTAAGACGTATTTCCTTGTAGTCATCTGAAGAGGCTACATCCACCCCATGGTGCCCAAATATGGATTCCTCCGCGTTTCGACATCCTTGTGCTAGAGAGGACTCGTAATCGTTGAGCTTAGACCAGTCTCCTGTTTCTAGAGCTTCGTGGATACGGGTACCCATCTCAGCTGCAGGGTTAGTTCCCGACTCTCCGATGTACCCCGGACAGGCGGCGTGGTATTTAAGTGCAGAGGGAGAGTATTCAGCGTGCTCTTCTTCCTCGTCAACTGTGGCGGCGGTATTGGTGGTTGTGGTAGTCATATTAGTCTCCGTATTATATACGTCATTTTGCGAATGAAGCAAATTTAAATTTTCGATTTTTCCCATCATTGACTTAACTATCTTAGCCTCAATGGTTTCCTCAGCTACAAGTATACGCTGAATAGTTTCAGACTTACCACCTATACGGTCAACTCTACCCAGAGTTTGGTGGAAATCCTTGGCATTATACGTCGGGCTTATAAGAGCCATTCGCGGGGCTTTTCCGGTAGTATCATGCAGACTAACCCCTACCCCACCAGCCGCGATGTTACACAATATCACTCCTACCTTCCCCGACTGAAAATCACTTACAGCCAAATCCCTCTCATCTTTAGATTGACCCCCTTGGACAAAAGAGTGGTTCTCATTCAGCCTTCTGGAGAGGGCATCAATAGAATCTGTGAAGTTAAGGAACACGGCTACGGCGTTCCCAGCCTCACGAGCCTCTTCAACCATATCAGCCAAGTCAGGAACTTTGAGTAGTTCTATCTCCTGCCTTAGCCTGAGTATCTTTGTCAGAACTATAGGCTCATCCCCGTCTCCATCCCTCCTAAGGTCTAATTTCGCCATTTCTGGCTCTAATTCGTCGAAAAGGGCATTAATTTTGGACTTTTTGCCGAAACGAATGGGGTCCGTTACTATCCGCGTTTTCTCAAAGTACTCCCCCAAGTCACCTCTAGTTAGTTTATGACCCCTCTCCGGATAGATGAGTTTATTTAGGTCAACAAGCATCCCACGGTTGTGCTCTGGGAACAGCAAGGCGTTCCATCGGTCAAAGGTGCACCCCCAGTTTTGAGCCCATTGCCAAAAGTTGCTGAGGTTGTGAAGACCCAAGGTATAACCTAAAGCCCTCATCTCTCTGGGGTCCTCAGCAGCTGTAGCCGAGAGAAGCAGTATCTTGTAGCCCTGTTTCTTAGCGGCTATAAGCATATTAGCGTTCAAGGTTCTAACCCCCTTCGCCTTGTGGCATTCATCAAAGATAAGCAGAGTTTCCTCTACTGGTAGATTAGTCCACTGGAAACCCTTCTTACCCTTACGAGATACCAAATTAGTATTCCCCGCCCTGAGTTTTTCCCAGTTATATACCTGAGAGCCCGATACCTCCTGCCCCCTTAGAGTGGATTCCCAAGCAGCTATTACCGTTTTCGGGCATACCACGAACGGGGTAAGGCCCATGGTCTTGGCCACTTCAATCGCCTTAAGCGTTTTGCCTGTGCCCGTGTCTGACGAGTCCAGTGCGGCGTTGTGGCGTTTGAGGGCTTCAACTAAGGTCTGTTTGGATGTCTCCTGTGCTGGATAAAGTTTTAACACCGTAATGCGCTATTAGTGCTGCGTCACACGTTTTAAGTGTCCATTTTACTTGGGGGAACAATCTCCCGGCCACGTCTTTTAGGGCAGCTTTTCTCTTTGTTTTCTCTTTTACTTGGGGTATCCCGAGTCCTTTTTGCCATTTTTGAGGCAATACTTCATGTAAGGGTATCTTTAGGGTTCGGATAACTCCTCGCTCGAAACCGTAGTTTTGAGCAAACTTCCAAGTTGAGGCTACTCCCTGTCCGGGGAAGGCGTTCACTTTTTCAATAAACGCGGCATCTACACCCTCCGAGGCAACCTCCTCCATATGCTCAATGAACATTTGTTCTGACACATAGAGTCCAACTTGGACTGGAGTTAGGTTGTCCATCAGAACAAAACCCCCTCCTACACCCGGATCAATCCCCAGAATCTTCATTACCAGCGATCATTTCCTGTAAGTATTGCTCTAAAGTCAGACCTTTTCCGGAGGCGGTAGAGGTTATCGACTCCCAGCGGTCCATCTGCAGCTTTATGGTTACAGGTAACTCATCCCCAATCTCTTTCTCCACCAAGGAGGTGATTAATTGACTTAGTGAGCTGCCAGACTCAGATGCGTATTTCTTGCCCCGCTTTACAGTCTCTTCAGGCATGTATAGCGTGACTTTCGTTGGGTTTTCAATGTTTCGTTCTCGTGCCATGTGAGTATTTAATCCGTCTAACTTGAATAAGCAACAAAAAAGTGTATCTTTGTGCGTGCCTATATCTCGTTACGGCTTCTCATTCCCTGACGGTACCAATGAAGTTACCATGGAACTTCATGCTTTTCTCCATGACAGGAGCTATGAGCAAGGGGGGCTAGGTAAGTTTGAACACTTCAAAAACGCAGTAGACCTACTTTGGAACGACCCACAAAAACCAGTATCTAGGCAGTTTATATGGTCCCCTTGGGCGGAAGACATGATATATGAGGCGTGTGAAAACCAGTACTTGTCTATTGCAGGTTGCGCATCTTCAGGAAAGTCCGACACAATAGCGTTATGGGGGATTGTTAACTATTTAGCGGACCCCTACAACACATTGGTTATAGCCACGTCTACTACGTTGCGGGAGGCCCGCAGGCGTATATGGAAGTCAATGACCGAGCTTTGGACTGCAGTTCCAGGTCTTCCGGGGAAGGTAGTCCCCTCCCTTGGTCAGATTAAAGGGCTCTCTAAAAATGGAGGTTTCTGGGAATCTACTGGAGTAGTCCTCGTCCCTGCAGAAAAGCGCCGGGAAAAAGAGGCCATCGGTAAGTTAGTGGGTATCAAGCAGAAACGACTATTTTTACTTGCCGACGAGCTCCCCGAGCTGCCAGAATCGTTGGTTCACGCGGCTTATACTAACCTCAGCACCAACCCGCACTTCCAGATGATTGGTTTAGGGAACCCAAATTCCCACTGGGATTCCTTCGGCATGTTCTCAACCCCTAAAGGGGGGTGGTCTACCGTAACTGAGAATGACCAAGAGTGGGAGACATCAAGGGGCAAGTGCATAAGGTTTAGCGCAGAAGACAGTCCCAACGTTGTATCTGGTCAGCGCATTTATCCGTGGATGCCCACTCGAGAGACGGTAGAAGCAGCCAAACGAGACTACGGAGAGACTTCTCTCTTGTATTACCGGATGTATAAGGGTTTCTGGTGCCCGGACGGAGTGGAGAGCGGGGTGTATTCAGAAGCAGACCTCATACGGGGAGTGGCGTCTCAACAGGCAAGGTTTGATAAACCTGCTACTAGGGTGGCGGCTATCGACCCCTCGTTCACTAACGGAGGAGACAGATCTATAGTATTTTTCGGTTTAATCGGGGAAGAAGACGGGGTCCAAGTTCTGCAGTTCGATTCCTACGAGGTTTTAAGTGAGGATATAACAGACAAGAACACCCCAAGGTCCGTACAAATTGCCAGAAAGTTCAGGGATGTTTGCCAGAGAAAGAAAGTGCTACCTGAAAACACAGCGTGTGACGCTACAGGAGCGGGGGGCCCTTTCCATGACATACTTAGTGTCGAGTGGTCTGACCAAGTTTTAGCGGTGAACTTTGCGGGTAAAGCTTCAGATCGACCCGTCTCTGCCACAGACCGCACTCCGGGGTGTGACCGTTATGCTAACAGAATGTCTGAGATATGGTACCAAGGTCAGGAGCTATTGCGCTCCCATCAGTTACGAGGTATATCTACTGACTTAGCTCGGGAGATGGTGGGACGTAAGTATGAGACTCGGGGGACTAACGTTAAGATTAAAGTGGAGTCTAAGATTGATTACAAGGCCAGAATAGGCCGCTCCCCGGACATAGCTGATGCGGCGTTCATTCTAGTCGACTTGTGCCGCTCTCGACATGGATTCATGGGGGGAGAGAGATTTACAGTAAACAAAAAGCGTCTAAAGACTTGGGGAGACAAAATGAAGTCTTTGGATGTCACTGCAGCCTCCCACAGAACTCTCCTTGATACCTAAGGTTCTCCGTGGCAAATTAGTAGTTTATTATGGCTTCCGGAGTACAAGAACTATCTGACCTTCCTCTGCAGACTTTAGATGAGTCTGGAAAGGCACCCAAATCCCGAATCAAGGATGTTAAGACAGCTCTTGAACTTTACGAAAATCTACGTCACGGGGATGAGTCATCCGCAGTTAATCGGATGCGAGTGCAGGCAATGTTCGACGGAGTCCCTCCTTACTCTGAATCAGCTCTCCGTAGTTCTGGGCAGGGATTCAGGTGCAATTTAAACTTTGGCGAAGCTGAAAAGTTTTTGGAAGCTGCTTTATCCGCCTATGTGGATTTAATCAACTCAGTCGAAACTCTCGTTCGCGTGGAGACAACTTTTGGTGATCCAAAGGAGCGGATTGAGTGGAATAGGATCATATCAGAGGAGTATTCTTTTCAACTCCGAAAGTGGCCTAGATTTAATTACGAGTATTTAAACCTATGTAATCATTTCGTGGGACATGGAGTGGGCGTTAATTATTTTGAGGATGAGCGCACATGGCAGTGGCGTTCCACAGGTTTAGGAGACATCCTTTTACCGCGACAGACCCAAGCTACAGAAGGCGCCATTGAAGTTGCTGCTGCTAGACGGTCCATGATGGTCAATGATCTGTATAGATATATAGAAGATCCTGAGGTGGCCGCAGAGCTTGGGTGGAATGTCGAGGAAGTACGCAAGGCAATTAAGCGTGCGTCTTCTGCGGTAGTCGCTCTAGATGATTGGGAGAAACTTCAGCAGGAGGTTAAAAATAATGACCTTTGGGCGGGAGCAAAAGCAGCAAGAATTAACCTAGTCCATTTGTGGGTTAAAGAGTTCGATGGATCCGTTTCTCACATGATCACTGTCGCCGGGGGCGACCATAAAGACTTCTTATATAAACGTGTGGGACGTTATAAGAATATAAACCAAGCGTTCACGTTCTTTACTTATGGTATAGGGACCAACGGCACCTACCACGGCATAAGAGGTCTGGGTTACAAGCTGTATCAACATCTTCAAGTTAGTAACCGCATTAGGTCCCAAGCCGTCGACAACGCTATGCTGGCAGGAGCCCCTATGGTTCAACCAGAAGACGAGCGCTCTTTAGAGAATTTTTCATTCAACTACTTTGGTCCGTTTGCGCTACTGCCACCAAACATGAAGTTTGTGGATCGGGCAGCACCAAACACCGCGCAGACCATGATGCCCGTACTTAATGACTTGTCTCAGCAAGTTCAGGAAAGAGCGGGGCAATATTCAACGGCGGGGGCCCTCGGTAAAGGGGATCGTAGAACACGGTTCGAAGTTGCTGCCCACCTTGAAGAAGCTGCGAAGTTGAATGTCACCGCGCTCAACTTGTTCTACAATCCGTGGGACAGGTTCCATCAAGAAGTGGCCCGCCGGTTTTTCCGACTAGACTATGCTTCTGGGGAGCCCGGGGGTGATTCTGTTTATGAGTTTCGGGAGAGATGCTTTATGCGAGGAGTGCCCCTAGAAGCCTTAATGGGCATCGACCTCCGTAAGACACGTTCCGTTCGGGCCGTAGGTAGTGGTAGTCAGGCTAAGCGAGCCGTAAGTCTACAAAACTTAAATGAGTTGGCGGGAGCTTTCGACGAAGAAGGACGACATAATTTATTCCGCGACCAAGTGGCGGCTCTTGTGGGCCATGAAGCTGCTGATCGTTATATACCAGCGCGACCAGACCAACGTATCCCAATCGACGCCAAGGTAGCTCAACTTGAAACGGAGCATTTACTTGAGGGCAGGGAGATTCAAGTGTTCCCGAACGAGATACACACCATCCACTTAGACGTCCACTTACCCATCATTGAGGAAATGTTCGGTGCAGTTGAGCAGGGGCAGTTATCTATAGAAGAAGCTGCTACTCGCGCTATGGGAGTGTTTCAGCATTCTGTTCAGCATTTAGAGCTTATCCAACAAGACCCCACTATTGCCGAAAAGGTTTCTCAGTATAACCAGAGATTACAGCAAGTATCTGAGCTGATCGTTAATGGTCAGCGAAGGTTAGCTAAACTTCAGCGGGAGCAGCAGGAAGTGGAGGCCGAAGGAGGGGAGGTCCAAGAAGGCCAAGAAGGTCAAGAAGGCCAAGGAGAGAGTGATGATTCTCAGCAGGAAAAATTAATTGAACATCGGTTAAAATTGCAGATGATGCAGGAGAAGCACGAAATGGAAATGATGTTGAAACTACAAAAAGCTGAACAAGAAAGGCAACTAGCAGACGCCAAGACAGCTTCAACCATTAGAGATCAGTTACGGTAATGGCAGGAAGTGGATCATCTGACCTCACAGGAGAGCCCGATTGCTCTCATTGGGAGTATTATTCGGGTAGTGGGACGCCACAGCAGTGGGAAGCTTGGTGCAGCGGAAGCGGAAGTGGTTACTCAGGAAGTGGCTCTGGTAGTGGTTACTCAGGAAGTGGCTCTGGTAGTGGTTACTCAGGAAGCGGAAGCGGAAGCGGAAGCGGAAGCGGAAGCGGAAGCGGAAGCGGAAGCGGAAGCGGAAGCGGAAGCGGAAGCGGTTACTCTGGTAGCGGTTACTCTGGTAGCGGTTACTCAGGAAGTGGCTCTGGTAGTGGTTACTCAGGAAGTGGCTCTGGTAGCGAAGATGATTATATAGACCTATATCCCGCGAAGAAATGTGGATGTGACTGCGGGGGTAATTTTGAAGACCACGTTAGATATGGGTTTGCTAATAAGCGTAAGTGGGATAAGAATTCCTAAATACACTTAATATGGAAGACCTTGACCGTTGGAAGGACGATGCGGCCGCTAGAAACGAGTGGCATAATTTTATTTTAACCCCCGAGTTTGAAAGGGGGGTGAGGGTACTGGAGGCTCATGCAGTACCTGTAGTCGTGATGGGTGAAGATATAGAACAGACTGCTAAACGACAATCGTACCAAGCGGGGTTTCACGCCGCGTTACGGTTAATTAAAAGACTTCCCACCTTACATCATAAGAAGGTGCAGGAGCAGTTACCTGAGTGGGATTACATTGAACCCGTTAATATAGATGAGTGAAGACACTACAATAACCGAAGAAGCAGCTCCCGAAGTTGCCCCTGAAACCGCCGTTGACACCCCTTCCCCCACGGAGGAGTCTTTTAATAATCTTAGCGAAGTGCCGGATTCCGCGGAGGCTCCCACTGATGCTCCAGATTTCTTAGACTCTTTGGGCGATAAGTTTGACGCTATGGCGTCTCAAAGGTCATCTGATCCTGCGGGAGATGTTTCAGCAGAGGCAGAACAACACACAGAGGCAGACAGTCCACTAAGTGAACTGGAGGATAATTCAGCGAGTGTGGACGATTTTCCCGCCCCTGAAGCCTTGTCCGACACTTTAGATGAGAAAGCTGCAGCAAAATGGGGCGAGCTTCGCAACGAGCTTGCGGAGGCTAGAGCACGGGCAGCTGAACTAGAGGCTCAGGTGGGCGAGGAGTCTCCCCACTCCATAAATACGAACTTGGAGGAGCAGTTACAGGAGGCACATTCCGCGATTGAGAGCTATGAACAACAGATGGCTATAGCTCGGGTTGAGGAGTCTTCAGAGTATAAGAGGGTTGTTACAGAGCCCTTACAGTCCATACTAGACACCGCTAAAGCCATTTCCGACGAGTCTGAAGTTGACTATAATGAAATTTATAACGCTCTTTCGGAGACGTACGATAGAAACAGACAGAATGAACTCTTAGAGGGGATTGCTTCTCAGCTAGGTGAGCGGGATAAAATGACGCTTTACCGCATGGCGGAGGACACTTCTGAGATATTGGCTCGGGATGCAGAGCTTCGGGAATACGCGGCTGAAGCCGCAGCCGAGTTAGACCAGCGAAACGTTGAGTGGGAGGAAGAAGCACTACAGAACCACGCACTCGAAACCCGCACAGCCGTGAATAAAGTGTTCGATAAGCTTGAGTCTGTAGTCCCAGACCTAGAAGGGGTGGACTTAGGGGACTTACGCAGTAAAACTTTGGAGGATGATTTTCTGTCCTTAGGGGCCGAACATCAAGCTTACGCGTTATCCGCCGGGTCTGTACTACCACCCATGGTTAAAGCCCTAAGGGCCAAGGACGTAATTATATCCGACCTCCAGAATAAATTGTCCAGTTATCAGAACGCGTCTCCCGGAGCTGCGGCTGCGGGGGGAGGGGTGGCAACCCAGCCCGATCCGACGAGAAATGATGACCTAGGGTTTTTAGAGGCCATCAACAGTATGGCTAGATAATTTTATTTTGCAGCTTCAAAAGTTGTGCAGTATACTTCTGGTGGAACCACAGATTCCGCAATTTCTGTACAAATAATTTGAGCTAGGCGGTTTACCCGTCACTCCTCGGCTCAGGGAGATAGTGAAACGGATGCTAAACGCCCGTAGGGGTGGGCGCATTCGCGTATATTAATTAACCGCCCTGAGGAGGGCATTTAAACATCATGGCTGTATCAGCACAAACAACGTCCGTTGGACAACATGGGGGAACTTTCGACGACTCCCTTAGCCTTACCGATATGTTGGTAAAGGAGTCCGGACGGATCTCAGGCGACATTTATCGCCGCACAATCGACACGTCCCCGTGGCTCAAGCTCGTAAAACAATCAGCTTGGCCCGATGAGATGGGAGATACCCTTAGTGTACTCACTTACGAGAGAGCACTCGCACTTAAGACCGCTGACTCTTCTTTGGGTCAGGCTTGGCAGAACGTCAAGAGCACTGATTCAAATCAGTACGCTATTCCTGACGCTACCAAAGTCACTCCAACAACGTCACAGTTGACCTACAGCATCGCGCACACCGCGATTGAATCTGCCCCAATTATCGTGAACGACCTTCGTTTCTCGTATAATTTCCGCGAGCAGCTTCGGGCCATCTACGACAACCTTGTGGAGAACGTCTCTTGGGCTTGGAAGGATCGCTACCGCGATCAATACTACAGCCTGTGTAAGCACAACCTAGTTGCTGGATTCACGACTGCAGGTGCTGCAGGAACTGGAGCCCTCGTCGAGGAAACTGCAGCTAACACGTTCCCAACCGTTATGGGTGGGTCTGCATTGGATACCGCGAACATCGGTGTTATCTCCAACGGCATCATGAATCAGACCTACATGCGTATGATTCGGGATGGAGCTGGATCTAATCCGATGGGACGTTCCAATGGTCGCCCGGTCTTCACGGCAATCTTGAGTGCCGAAGCTTCTGAGAAACTTGTCACAGAAGCAGACACTCGTACTGATTACCGCGAGAGCGATAAGGTGAACGAACTCCTTAAGCCTCTTGGTGTTGAGCGGTCCCACAGGGGCTTCTACCACTTGATTGATCCTTTCGTTAAGCGTTGGGATTATGATAGTTCTGCTAAGTCTTGGACTGAAAGGGCTCCGTACACAACTGCGGGCGCAATCAACGCAGACTACGAGACAGCTGAGTACGAGGACGTCGTCATCTTCCACCAGGATGTGATGGAGTCACTTGTTCCTAAGCCAATCGGTTCTGCCGGACAGGGAACGAGCTTCACCCCTCAGTCTTACCGTGGAAAGTTCAGCTTCTTGAACATTGCAGATCGTAAGGACAACCCAGACGGTACTTGGGGCTACTTTAGAGGAATTCTCTCTAATGCAGCTAAGCCAGTTAAGTCTCAGTTTGCCTACATCGTTCGCTGCAAGCGTCCACATGAGACTACTAAGCTCTTTAAGAACACTGACGGCACGTCTGGTACTTCTGGTAACATCACCGCCGACATCGTAGCTTAATAAGAGTATCTAACTATTAGATAGCTAGTAATCACGACATACCCGCGGCCTTTAGGGGTCGCGGGTATGTTTCTTTTATGGTATAGTCATTGATGCCCATTGGGGATATTTTGTGTATGTCTACAAGTGAAATTTTGTCTAAAGGAGCTACGGGCTTGCTGGGGTCTGCTTTAGCTGTTATTAGTCCCTACCAACAGCAATTAGAATGGACAATTCAAATCCTTGGTGGATTGTTAGGGATAGC